ATTACTGTTAGCAATTGAAGATGCAGTCGTTAATATAGTCCCTGTTTCATTCGGTAATGTAAGAGTCTTATCTCCACCTGTTGCATCTGCAGCTGTCAGTATAGTTTCATTTGCATCATCTGTAGATCCTTCAAAATTAATACTGCTATTTGATCCGTTTATCGATATTGCATTAGCTCCACTTCCAGCTATTAATATGTTAGATGTTAAAGAAGTTAAACCTGCAATAGTTGATGCTGTAGCTCCAAGTGCAACTGCAGTGCTTCCAATAGTTACATCGTCATTTGCTAGTTGAGAGTTAGGTATTGCACTGGTTCCAAACTCTCCAGTTCCAGAGTTATAAGTTAAACCAGATCCGGAGGCTACGCTTAGTGTTCCTCTCACATCTGAATCAGATGGACCTGTATATGTGACTACTCCAGTTGAACTGTTATAAGCAAGACTTCCCTGACCTCCAGCATCAGTTACTGATACTGCTCCTCTAGCCCTGGCATTTGTAAAATATAGATTAGTATTTTCTCCAAGGTCGGCTGTAGTATTACCAGCGAAGTCTAATTTATCTGTAGGAGTATTAACCTCTTGAAATAAACCACTTACCAGCGTAATAGCCTTACGTGTTGCCATCTTTTAATTACTACTTTTAGTTTCTTATCTAATAAAAAACTTTTATTATTCTTCTATTTTATCTTTAACAATTTTATCCCAATCGAATAGGTCGCTTTATTTGCACAGTTAATTCTGTTGTATTTGGAGCTTCACCTACACGAGTTACAAACTGACCAGAGCCAGATGGTGGTGTTTTAGTAAGAAGTCCTGGAGTTGTAGCAGAGACAAAGAATATATCTCCAGCATCTAATGTCTGTGCTACAGCTGCCTGACCTGCTACTATTGCTCTTACAGTTTCTCCTGCAGTCTTTGTAGTCTCCGCAACACCTACAATAGTTGCTTCATCTAATGTTCCGTTTGCTCGTGCTTTACCTACCTTTCCGTCACTGGCTCTTATATAAAGTGCATTACCCTGAGTAACATCTTCAAAACAAACTAACTCTGCACCAAAAAGTTTGAATCCAGAATCAGCTGGGGCTGTATCTTTAAAATCAAGAAGAGCACCTACTACACCTTCAAAGTTAGGAGCGTAAGGTCTATGATTAGTTTCGCCTGCCATTATACTAAAAGAATTGGGGCTTCTATATGAGTAGCCAATTTGGTTGTCGTAGCAGCTTCACCTACACGAGTTATTGCCTGACCAGAACCAGATGGAGGTGTAAGAGTGACAGCTCCTGCTGTAGTTGGTGATAGAAAATAAAGATCTCCTGCATCTAATCCTGAAATATCTATTGTTCCGGCAACTATTACTTTTACAGATCCATTAGTAACAGCACTGTTATTAGCAAAACCAACGACGACTGCATTTTCTAAAGTACCATTAGCTGCACTGGCTTTTCCTACCTGACCATCAGAAGTCCGCATAAATAAAGCATCTCCTTCAGTTACATTTTCAAATGCAGTTGCATTAAAACCAATACGATCTGCTGGTGAGAATGTAGGAAAACCTTCTTTTAAATCTACTATTGCATCAACTAGACCTCGAAAGTTATTCTCATAAGGAGCACGAGTTTTGGTAAAACCATTAGCTGTCAATATATCTACCAGAACTTTTATTGCACCTTCTACATTTGGTTCAGCACTAGCCATCTAATTTAAAATCTGTATATATTTATTGTAAGTTGTTAAATCCTTTAGAATATAAGTAAGGAGAAACAAAAGATTCAATGGACCCAGAAGTTATTGCCATTGCCATAACCAGTGGACTAGCAGCTTTCACTGGTGTTATAAAATCTTTGAATGGTTTCAATGAAAAAATTCAGAGAAGATTTAATAAATTACAGGATGAGATCAATCGTGTTGAAGATGATATGATTCGTGGTTATGTATTAAAGCAGGATTTTATACGTGAGATGGATGTAGTCCATCAAAAGCTGGATAGAATACTAGAATTAATGATCAAACAGAACTCTAAGTAATCTTAGATAATATTTTTATAGCTTTCTTACGTGTCTTACATTGTTGAGCTTTGAGATTAAGTTTAATTAATCTCCAGTGATCACCTGCCTGTTTTATTTGTCTTTCTTTATTCATACAATGTTCACAATTACACTTTTCTTTTAGTTGATTGCTGTCCATCCACCTATACTTGCTCTATAGATATATAAAGTGGTTATTGATTCTATAAAATGCAACTGACCATTTACAGGATTAGCTGGTAAATCTGTATTATGTGTAGAAGCTATTGCCTTTGCATACTGCCAGTTAGTCCCATCATGGACTCTAAATAATTCTGTGCTTGATGTATCAAGCCAAGATTCACCTTTAGAAAAACTGGTAAATCCAGTTGGTGCATTATTAGGTTGAGTAGATCCTACATGTATAGGTCCGACTTTAATTAGACCTGTACTGGGAGAAGCAACATTATCTGCAAAGAATAATCCGGGATCTCCTGAATTTATATTTACACAAAGTTCACCTGCACTTATTCTGGTTGGTACTGGTCTGTCATTTAATAAACTTGATCTTCTGCTTTGAATCTGTATTGTCATATTTAATTAAGATAAAGTCCTGCATCTACATTTATGGACTGCTCTACACCTGGATTATAAGTTGAGCAATCCATAGAACTTATCCCTGCTCCTGTTATTGGTTCTCCATTTAAATAGTTTCCTCCCTCCACTTCTCCAAACTGAAAGTCAGGAGTAAAGTCTGTAAGTGGTTGATTAACTAATCCGATACGAACATCTTCTATTAATTTAAAATCTAGATTTAAAACTTTCTGCATGGACATTAATGTAGATGCTGCACTGTTTAATAGTTTTCCATCACGACTTAACTCTCTACCATCACGTCTGATAGTATCTGTAAGTTTCATAGTTACAAGAGTAGGATCAAACTGTGCTACTTCTTCTGGTGCATTTCTTTGTCCAAATTCAATATCTTTATTTCCTGTCCAGGGTAATCCATAACCTAGAAGTGCCATCCTCTCTGCAGCTTTTCTAGTGCGTTCCTGTTCTTTTTCAAAGTTTTTATAGAACTTATCTAAAGCATTACCAGCTGGTTGATCATTAGGTTCAAGTAACCAAGTGTTCACATATTCATGTATTTTTAAATTACTTACAGTACAGTCACCCTGTGTAGTACCAGAGAAAGGATATACAATTACTATTGTATTTTCATCTGGAACAGAACTTATTACATATTGACCATCTAATAAATCACCACTGGTAAAATCAATAGCTACTCTTTTATCTGGAAGTAAACCATGATTAACAATAGTTATTGATACATTCGGTCCATCCTGTTGGTATCTTCCTTCAAAACTAAATTGATCATTACCTTCATCATGTTTCATAGACCATAAGGCTGCATAGATATGTTTACACCAACGAGTCTGATAGTATAAAAGACCTGAAAGAGAACCTTCTGGATCATCATTATATTCAGGCACCTGATAAAAATTACCTGTAGGTGCATATCCAAAATCATTAAAGACCCCAGGATTATCTCTAGAATCAATTACATTACCTTCTCTATCCTGTCTTTCTCCAGGTATTACACTTTCAATACCTGTAGTAGGAAATCTTTCATCAGTTGTATCTTTGTATAAATTATATTTTCTACGACGCATAAAGTCTGGACAATTACATTGATATCTTATTTCTGTAGTAAGAAATCTATCTTGTCCTGCAAGAAAACCTCTATGTGCAGGGGTTACTGTTTTAGGTTTATTATTTACAAGTTGTACACCATAACTTTCATCACGTTTAAATAGTATTTCATCAGTAGATAGATCAACTCCGGTGACTGTGTTACCTACATAATTATTAAAATCAAATCCTTTTATTCTTCTCTGAACTTTTAAATTACCACTTGCTGTGGCACTGATAATAGATTCAGCTGTAAATTCAGTTGTACTTGTGACTATTACTTTATATAAACCAGTTTTTGTATTACCAGATGTTACTTTCAAGAAAACTTGGTTACCTGTAGATAATCCATGAGGAGAACTACAAGTCACTGTTACTGTATTACCTGATTGAGAATAAGTAGAGTTAACTCCTGAGTCACGTTCTACTACACGATCAACAAGTCTTTCACCAGCTAATAATGTGACTGGTGTTGGCATACTTCTTATCTTTACTCTTTGCTCTGTCCATCTGGTATCAGCAAATCCTTCTGCAGTATCAGAAAACTCTTGTCTTACATTTACAGTTCCAGCTGTTGTTACTGATGCTGAACTTGTGCAGGTAAAAGTATCATCAGTTGTAGAAGTTATAACTAATGTTTCATCAACTGCAGTTCCAGATGTGTAATCAAGGAATGCACTTTCTCCTACACGTAATCCATGATTAACTAAAGTTACAACAACAGTGGTACCAGATTTGTTATAAGTTCCTGCAGTTGCTGCAGTGACATATCTAACAGAATCAATGGGTAGACCAAGATCATAAAGATTAAGACTATTGGCATCACGAATACCAACTGTATGCTCTCCTTCTTCATTACCAGCACTGGGAAAAGTAAATATTCTTACAGGTACAAAAAGACCTGGGAAATATTGGAATGTAAAGAACATTCTAAAGTCTCCCCTGGTGTTTCTGCCTGTAGCGGATGATCCTAAATATTGTTGAGTTATAACGTAAAGTTCATATCCTCTTCTCCATCTACACCATGTACTATCAAAATCATAAAATCTTATTTCACTATAATCATCTTCTCTACCTATAGGAACAAACTGATATGGTATTTCAGTATAGTCACCTTGATTTGGTTTTTCTCTTTTTAGTACTGCGTCTGAAAAACCTTTGAAAGAATTATCGAAAGAAGTACCAAAACTAGATCTTCTTCTTGGCATTCGATTTAATAATATCCACCCTGTATATTTACATAGAATCCATTTGTTAATGAACCTATACCACTTATACCTACATGTAAAGCTGATCCACGAGGCAACATTAATCCTCTTAACTTAGGTGCAACTCCATCAGTAAAATTACTTCCTGCATGAGCTACAGGTGAATTTATAAGTGGAAGTATTAATTTTTCAGTTAAACTGAAATTCTGATCTGCAGGAACAGATTCAACACTAGCAGTAAATAAAGGCAAGAACTGTGTAGTTCCTGTCACTGTAGTAACACTTGTCAAATAAAATACAAAATCAACAGGCTTCTGAATATTTACATTACTGGAAGTTATAGTTCCTGAAGCAGAGCTATTTGCAGTAAAAGTATTCGTACCAGTTACAGCTGTCACTGTTACTTCTTCAGTTGGTGCTCCACCACTCTGTACATCAAAAAATAATTTCTGTCCTACTTTAAAATTGTGATTGGCTAAAGTAACAGTCAGAACAGCAGCAGCTCTTGTATATGTAGCTGCAGTTGCTGTTACAGAATCAATAACTCTATTAACATCCTTTGTATATCTAATAAATATCTCATCAATATATGCACCACTGATTTGAGTATCTGTTAATGCTTGGTCAACATCAAATACTTTAGTTACATTACCAATTGATGTAGGTAACAAACTGGCTGAGAATAATTGTCCTGTCTGTGTTCTTACAAGAGTGCTATTAGATGCTGGTCTATCCAGCATCATTGGTTGTTTATTTGTTGAGGTAGATGCCAATTTACTGTCCTTCTTTTAAGTTTATTTTAGCGTGAGTACTATTTGTCCTCTTTTTTCTTTTTAGCTTCTCTAGCTTTTTCTAGAGCTTCTTTACGCTTTTCTTTATCAGACATCTCTTCACCATCTTCTTTCTTCTTATTTTTATTTTTAAAATATTCAAGAAGCTGTGGAGGCATCTTTTTCTTTTTGTCAGCCATAGTAATTAAGTAAGTGCTATCTAAGTTCTGTAGCAAACATGAGTCTTGTTCCAACTGCTACATCAGCTGGTCCAGGAAGTGCTTGTATGAATTCAGCACCCTCACGATTAAATCGATATCTAGCTTGTTCAGGATTACGATAATTAGGTACGTAAAGATGTTGAGCTAAACGATCCGTCTCATATAAGTATATACCAGTCCATGTTTTGAGAGTATCAGTATAATCAGTGGTACTGATAGTTCTATCCACGTCACCAGCTATGTTTTCACGTCTTCCAGCAGGTGTAATATTATTATTTAAAATTCCTGTCATATCCGTTCTTTTCTCTGCTTCATCACATCTTCCCACCTGTTCAATTATTTTACTGACCCAGAAAGAATCTTGAACATTATTTAATGCTTCTTCTATTCTGGCTAAGTCACCGGCTGGTATAGATGTTTGATTATATCCCAAATGCCATTTACATTTTGATTTAATAAATTCATCAAGTTGCATTATTCAACACGAATAAGATTATCTTTTATTAGTTCATCCCAGTCGATACGCTTAATAGATTTAAGTTGATCTAACTTAATGAACTTCTCGCCTAACATGGAAGATTGTAAATCTTTTATCTCCCTAGCTGTCTTTAATCCTACACCAGGCAACGCATCAGCAAGTTGTCTAGCACTGGCAGTATTGATGTTTACTCTGGTATCTACAGGAAAAATTTCTTTCTTTGTAGGTGTTGCAGGTTTAACACCTTCTGATGCTAGTTGAGCAGTTAGACGTTCTTCAGTTTTTATTTTCTCTGTGGTCTCTTGTAGTTGAGGAATCAGATCTGCTTCATCTACATAATGAACTTCATCCTGTGCATCAGTACACATAACAATTCCGTCACCATGAACTGAAACTTTTTCAAGTAATGCACCTGTTGGCTTGTATCTGTATAACATTTGATTAATTAATTATCTATATAAATAGAATAACAACCCATACTTTTAGTGCAAATAAAAAAGCCGAGCATATGCCCGGCTCCTTTATAAATACATCAAGTATTATGCGTCACCGCCACCTAGCTGAGATGCAAAGTCTACTAGACCTTGAACATCATTCCAGCCTACTGGATCAGATGGACGAATGTAGTTAACTCTACATAGGATGTATGCAGCTTTACTTGCATCTGAATCATCATCAGAGATGAATACTCCATCTCCGTTAACTGTAGTGCTAGTAACACCATCGACGTTATAAACCTTAAAGGTTGTGTCGGCAGTTACTTTATACATCATGGAATTTTCTGCGTTAGCTGCAGTAATACCACCTGTAGTTACAACTGTCCAGAATGGAATAATTCCATCAACTGTTCCGTCTGTTGAAGTCATTCCTGTTCCTTGAGCAATACCAGAAGCACCGATATCTAGCAAGGAAGATGCAGCAGCTAAACCACTTGGCTGGTTAGCAGGTACACCAAGAGGTGCTCCACCATTATCAGGACCTAGAAGAAGAAATTCTCCGTTAGTACCCTGAAGATCAGCTGTTACTGGAGATGCTGGGAATGTTGGTAATCCACCTGCAGGAATATCCTGAGCGATTGCCAAAGAAGCTTGGTACACATAAGCAGGCTTTGTTGCACTTGCTGGTACCACTAGAGATGTACGATCATCTCTAACACGATCATCAGGACGACGATCTGGAGAAGGAATTGTGATATCGAAGCTCTTGAAGTTGGCTTTTGTTCCTGATTTATTAGAAACTTTAATAAAACCAATTTGCTCGTAGAATTCGAGACCAGGCCATCCATGTACACCCTCCTTGTTATAAGAGGATAGTTTGTTGATCTGATTACCGGGCTGTAATATTGCTCCGGCATTTGATTTATATGTTGCCATAGTTAGTTATCCTCCTTAATCTGAAACTGTGAATGCGACTGTGATGAAGTCCTTATTCAAGTTTGCAAAGCCAGCATATAGCTGCCAGATCAAAATGATAAATCTGCTGAAGTCATCATTGTTGTTAATGAGAACCTGAGCATTAGGACCACCCACACCAACACCAATTGCTTGTGGACCGAAGAATATAGCTGGAGGAGTGTCGTGTGAAATAGCACCGGCACCATCATTTATATTCACAGTGATTGACTTGGAAGGCATGTTAGTTGTTTCGAAGAACCTTACACCTTCAAACACGAAGCCTGATGGCATAACTGGTTCACCAGCTACGAATTGAGCTTGTCCAAACTGTCCACCTTGATAGATAGAAGCATTAGGAGCACCCATTCCCATAAGAGGGTTAGGCTGACCCATACCTGGATATCTAGCAACTTCTCTGAAGCCTGCATCAGCTCTTAGATCTTTCATGAATGAAGGATCAGCTACACAACGGTAGTAGCCATCTGCAAAAACAGGAACATTACGCTTACGTAAGCCTTTTACAACTTCGAGAAGGTCTGTTTTGACATTGAATTTATAACGCTCAGAAGCGAATTCTGCAGCGGTATATGTAGTCAAGGTTGTGGAGTTTGTCTTTACCTTGTTATTTGGGTAATAGTATCCACCTTGTGTGTCACTTGACTGACCACGTGACTCAGACTTGAATAGTTCATCAAGGAATACTCTGTCTCTCCATCTTCTGTAGTCATCTAACAATGTTAGAGAACCAATTGATTGATGGAACATGTTGAGGTTGCCTGTGTCTAACAGCAAACGCTGTGCAGTCATCAGGGTCTCACGAGCAATCTTGAATGTACTTGGAAGATTAGTATTAGCTGGATCTGCTGGTCCTGTGTACTCACGGAGTGAGACAAGAACTTTGTCTTTTACGATTGATCTGCTGTTTGCAGTACCAATTGTTTGATCCTGTGTACGCTCTCTAGATGTCTTTGTGCCTGGAGCACCGAAGAATCTATATCTATCTAACTGTACAGTCTGACCGGGTTGTTTTGTAAAATCGTGTACTACGACTGGCTCTGTGGCCATTTCCACGATGTAAGCTGGATGGGGACGGTATAATTCCGCACCAAGCAGCTTCGGAAAATCGTTATCTATAAACATATTTTAAGTTTCAGTTATTTGCTCTGCTATTTGTAAACAAATATACAGACAAAGCTGTGTTCACTCCTGGAACCAGAGTTCCATTAAGACTAATTATATCAGTACCTTATTTATGCTCATTAATAATATTTTAGATTAAATTGTGCTGAGTTGTTACTGTTAGACTGAATAGCGAATGTTTTAGTTTAAACACTTAAGGCATTTTCTCCCCTAACCGAGACCTATAGGGAGAATAAATTACGTCTCTCATATCCACCATTAAAGGGACTGGTGGAAATATTAATATCGCTCTACCCTTGAGCCCTATTAAATTTTTAACGTCCTAATGACAACTCTTTCAAGAAAAGAACAATTAGGCATCCTTACAGGATGGCCTGAGTTCTGCAAGTGGGTCACAAACACAAACAACCGCATCTATGTAGGTTGGTTTGGTGTTCTAATGATTCCTTGCTTATTAACAGCAGCAGCATGTTTCATAATTGCATTCATTGCTGCACCACCTGTCGATATCGACGGTATTCGTGAACCAGTAGCCGGTTCTTTCTTATATGGAAACAACATCATCTCAGGAGCAGTCGTTCCCAGTTCAAACGCAATCGGACTCCACTTCTACCCAATCTGGGAAGCAGCCACAATGGATGAGTGGTTGTACAACGGAGGACCCTACCAACTCGTTATATTCCACTTCCTTATTGGTATCTCAGCTTACATGGGACGACAATGGGAACTTAGTTATAGATTAGGAATGCGTCCTTGGATCTGTGTAGCTTATTCAGCTCCAGTATCTGCAGCTTTCGCAGTATTCCTTGTTTATCCATTTGGTCAGGGATCTTTCTCAGACGGAATGCCACTAGGTATCTCTGGTACATTTAACTTCATGTTTGTATTCCAGGCAGAGCACAACATTCTTATGCACCCATTTCATATGGCTGGTGTTGCTGGTATGTTCGGAGGAGCTTTATTCTCAGCTATGCATGGATCACTTGTTACTTCTTCTTTAATTAAAGAAACAACTGAGACAGAATCTCAGAACTATGGTTACAAGTTCGGACAAGAAGAGGAAACATATAACATCGTTGCAGCTCACGGCTACTTCGGTAGATTAGTTTTCCAATATGCATCATTCAACAACAGCAGAAGTCTTCACTTCTTCCTAGCTGTATTCCCAGTTGTTTGTGTGTGGTTAACATCTATGGGTATTTGCACAATGGCATTTAACCTAAATGGATTTAACTTCAACCAATCAGTTGTTGATGTAAACGGTAAGATCATTCCTACATGGGCAGATGTTCTAAACAGAGCAAACCTTGGTATGGAAGTAATGCACGAGCGTAATGCTCATAATTTCCCACTCGATTTAGCTTGTGCTGAGTCTACAACTGTAGCTCTTTCAGCCCCTGCAATCGGTTAATTCAATTCTATTCGGAGAAAAACAATGACACCTGAAGCAGAAAGATTTAATGGTTGGGCAGCTATGCTCGGCTTCGTAGCAGCACTTGGTGCTTACGCTACAACAGGACAAGTTATTCCTGGAATCTGGTAATCTTTACTACTAATTATGTAAGCCTCTCCTAAAGAGGGGCTTTTTTTAATGCTAACTATCTTTATAATTAAAAAAACCTTTTACTATGTCTCAACAAGAAATCCAAGATCTTATTGATCAGTCCGTATCAATAGCAATTAACAGACATAATCGTAATGCATCTATGGTCAGTGCTGCACTAGGATTCGTTTTTATGGGAGCTTTTGCAGATGGTCTCTTTAGAGTCTTAGGCTTTATCCCACCATTTATGGGTATTGATGTAAATATAATTCCTGAAATAGCAAAGCAGTGGCAGGCTTAGTCTTCCTCTTTTTCTACAACTTTAAAGACTAACAACTCGTCATCAGGTTTAATATCTCTCATCTCTGGATGTATTTGTTGTATTGGCTTGTCTAATTGTTTAAACATTAGATCCATAGATCTCCACATAAATGCAAAAGCAGCACCAGTAATTAATGCAAAGAAAAAGAAATAAATAAAAACAAATACTTCGTTCATGAGATACCTTTCTTATATTTAGTTGCTTTATTTACAGCTTTAGATCTTTTAGTTTCTGCTGTCAATGTGCCTTTAGATATATCAACAAAACGTGGTTGACCTTGCATCACATCTTCTGTAAGTAGTTCTGTATTTGGTCTAAGCATTTTTTTCTTTTGTTTTTCTTTTCTGCTCTTCTATGAACTTTCTATATACAGAAGCAGCTGCATCTTTACCAGCAACTTCTGCTCTCTGTTCCATAGCTATAGCAGCTTGTGTTTTGTGATTGTGAGATCTATTACTTCTTTTAATTTTAGCAACACTTAAAGCAGCAGCTCTTTTATTTTTAAACTGTAATCCTTGAATAGTTCCTTTTGGATCTTCATCTGTATAAAGATCACTATGCTTATCACTCTTGGCAGGCTGACCTTTTTTTCTAGGAATACGTTTATTCATCTATATCTCCTATAGATATTGACCAATCTTTATCTCCGAATTTTCCTACTTCTTTTATTACAGGTTTTTTAGGTTCATCAAAACTTGCATGATATTTTTTTATCTCATAATTTAAATTAAAATAAGTTTTTATTTTTCTATACCAGCTGACAATCAAATCAATATAATATTGAATTAATTTCTTTAAAAATTGTTTGATCACTTTTTAAAATACTTATTTATTATATCTATCTGATCCTGATACTTTGCAATCATATCTAACTCTTGTTCAATTGCTTCCACGATATTAGAGTGTTCTCCAATACCTACAGGATTATTTAAATAGACTTCTACATTCGCAACATGTTTTTGAATATCACCATGTGCATGAGCTATAAGTGCTTTAATTAATTGTTCTCTCATTGATCTAATCATCCTTCATACTCCGTTTTGCTCTTTCACTTGCCATTTTACGTGCTCTCTTTGCTTTCTCTGTATTTTTTACAAACTGTTTTCCCTTTCTACTTTCTCTTTTCTTTTTATCATCAGTCTTCTTTCTTTCAGCTTTAGACATAGCTTTCCAGGCTGACTCTGGTAAATATCTCTCAGTGCTTTTCTTGCCAGGTTCTATAGCTTTATCAGCCATCTTTATTAGCTCCTTTTAGAACAGATAAGATTGTAGTTAATCTATCTGCCTGACCTTTATGAGTTTTAGAAGCTTTATTAAGCTCGCCAATGATCTTAGTGATTTTACTTTCTGTTCCTTGTTCCATTAGTCTCTGATAGGTCCTCCATGTAGCCATGCATCACAGGTACGAGTAGCTGCACATTTAAATTTAAATAACTGACAGTATCCTAAGTTGGCTCTATCTAAAACATCCTGTGGATCTGCAGCCATAGTTTCATTGATACCTTTAATCATGCAGTCCATAATTTTATCTGTCTGATCGAATGCTGCACAGTTACCACATCTAGCTGTCTTGACAGTTTCTATATCACTGTTCCAAAGTTCAGCTTTCTTTTCCCAGAATCCAGGATCTGGTGCATCAGGATTTAAAGGACCATAACCAAAGTTATCTATAGTCCAGTTTCTATTCTTGGCATTTTCTTCTATATCAATAGTTGCAGTAGGACAAGAATCACTCACCTCTGAAACTTTCTTATTTAATAGAAGTATTACTTTTGGTTTCATTCTTCTATTTTAACCACCCCAGTCCCATCTCCAAGGTAACATCGACATATCTAACAAGTTTAATAATGGTTCAAATGCTAATACTATCAATGTTAATAATAAAATTTCTATAAATGCTTGTTTCCATAATGGTTGTTTTGACTTCCATTCTTTAAATTTATTTGGTCTTCTTGCACGTTCATATGCTCCTGACTTTTCACCAATAAAATCTGCCCACCATTCATGATCAAGAATATTCTTTAACCAAATCAAAGGTGTTAATAACCATCTAATCCTTCTTCTTCTCATATTCTTTTCTAGTCATCCACTTCTCTTTACCCCAGCGTTTCAGATCTTTTTGCTTTTTACCTTTCCCACCTTTATATCCTCCACCTGCTTT